CTCTGTGCCCCCACCAAAGATTTTAGGATAAGTTCAGCAAACATTTATACATTAGACTTCTAATCTAAACCGTAAAAAATTATCCTGTTGTATTTCGCCCCGGTGATGTAATTGGTAGCCATGTTGGTCTTAGAAACCAAATTTTAGGAGTTCGAGTCTCCTCTGGGGCACCACAAATTATGGTCTGTAAGTGTTCATGGACGCACGTTGGCTTGTCACGCCAAAAGAAGGGGATCGTTACCCCTATAGACCGCCAGTTTTTGCCGATGTAGCTCAGAGGAAGAGCATTCGCTTGATAAGCGAAAGGCCGACATTTCGAAATTGTCCATCGGTACCAGTTTTAGGATCAGTTCAGCAAATTAAAAATTCTACTTGAAATGGAAAAAAAGATGATCCTGTTGTATTTTTGGAGGTGCCGCCGTAATGGTATGGCAAGGGACTGTAAATCCCCCGCTCTTCGGAGCTAGTAGGTTCGATCCCTACCACCTCCACCATTTATTGTATAGAGAGCTTCGATTACGGCACCTCTATATAAACAACATAGAAGGCGTAATCCTAGTCTGCCTTGTAGCAGAGCGTCTATGTTGTGTTTTTTTCGGGGAATTAGTATAATGGTATTACGGCAGCTTTGCAAGCTGTTTATAAGAGTTCGATTCTCTTATTCTCCACCAAGTTTTAGCCCTACTAGTACAATGGTAGTACACTGGTTTTGTAATCCTGTGATGGCAGTTCGATTCTGTCGTGGGGCACCAAGTTTTTATGCAGTCGGATATTAACCGTATTGGGGTCCACCCAATATCTACGTGGGAATCGTAGTGACTGCTCCAGTTTTCTCGGTGTGGTGAAATGGTATCATGCATGGTTTGGGACCATGTGGCGAAGGTTCGATTCCTTCTACCGAGACCAGTTTTAGGAAGGGTTCAGCAATAAACAAGCTAACTTTGGATGTCTAGCGACAAAAACCTTCCTGTTATTTAAAAGAGAAAAAGAATATTCCGGTGAAGCAAACTAGGTGTGGGCAGAGGACTGTTAATCCTTGAAGCCAGGTTCGAATCCTGGGACCGGAGCCAAAATCAAGTGGAAAGGAACAGCCACAAAGTAAACAGTAGGCTATCATGGAACTGCGGTAGTCTTTGCAGTGATATACTGCGTCAGCAAAGGGCAACTGGATGCTGAGAAACACTGGGGTAAGAGTCCCAACGAAGCAGTTTCAGAAATTTATTCCGTGAAATCCAAGCAAGGTGCAAGGACTTGACTGTTAATCAATGAATAGGTGGGTTCGATTCCCTCACACGGAGCCAATTTAGAGTAGGTTCAGCAAACATAAAGCTAACTTTTGGATGTCTAGCGACAAAAACTACTCTGTTATTTTTAGGTGCTATGACGTAGATGGATGCGTAGCGGTCTCATAAGCCGACGAGAGTGGCTCGGTACCACTTAGCACCACCAATTTTATAATTTCGGTCTTTAGCTCAACTGGATAGAGCACTTGGCTACGAACTAAGAGGTTGGGGATTCGAGTTCCTCAGGACCGGCCAATTTTTAGGAGTTAAATATGAGTGACGGCGGCAAAGGTTCTGCACCAAGACCTAAAAGTGTGTCGAATGAAGAATATGCAAATCGTTGGGATGCAATCTTTCAAAGAGATATTCGTAAGATTGAGGACCAACAAAATGAAGATGAAGAATTTGAAGCAATTCTCAAAAGAAATAGAGAGAATGCTTTACAGGAACTTGTTGATATAAGTGAATCATTAGGTCTGTATGAGTTTGATGATAAGTTGACAAGGTATAATGAGGAAACTCAGGAAGTAAAAAAGTAAATATCTCTCTGGTGTAATGGCAGCACTGCGGTCTCCAAAACCGTAAGTGGGGGTTCGAGTCCCTCGGGGGGTGCCAATTAAGGAAGTTAATATGAAAAAGTTCGATTTGGATGAAGTAAAATCATTTATACAAAAACAGGGACCTGACACAAAAGTTTATCTAGGTGCAGATTCCGAACGTATGCGTATAAATGGTGTATGGTACGCAGATTACGCTTTAGCAGTTGTTGTTCATATTGACGGCCGCCACGGTTGTAAGATTTTTGGTTTTGTTGATCGTGAATTGGACTATGACCACAAGAAAAGCAAACCTGCAATGCGTTTGATGACAGAAGTTTACAAAGTGTCTGCTCTATTTCAGGAAATGCAAGATGTATTGGAAGACCGTCATGTTGAAGTTCACTTAGACCTTAACAAGTCTGATGAACACGGTTCTTCTTGTGTTGTTCAACAAGCAATTGGTTATATCAAAGGTACATGTAACATGACACCAATGGTTAAACCAGATGCTCCTGCTGCTTCTTTCTGTGCAGATAGATTGAAGCGTATTCTTGCAGAACAAGAATTAGCAGAAGCATAAACACGGCCAAACCCTCTGCGAAAGTACGGTTTGGTTCTCATGCGGGTATGATGTAAAGGTAGCCTGTGACCTTGCCAAGGTTAGTGTGAGAGTTCGATTCTCTCTACCCGCTCCAGAATTTTATGGTGGTTATAGTGTAGTGGAAGCACCCGACTCTGTGAAAGTCGTAGTATGGGATCGTTACCCATTAATCACCCCAATTTATACCTTGTTAGCTCAGCGGTAGAGCGCCCTCCTTACAAGTGGGATGTCGGCGGTTCGAAACCGTCACAAGGTACCAAGTTTTGTAAGTGTAGATGTGGTGAAAGTAAGGCGTCGAAAACCTTATGAGGCAACGGTTCGAGTCCGGCAACACGGCAACTGCTAAGTAACTACTATTACTACGGACCCCTATCCTGTCGGCCGCTTTAAAGAAAATACGGGTAGAATGGTAACAATGAGTGGGGTGTTACTACTTACAAATTCAATAATCGCCTTTGTTGACGGCGTACAATGAGATAAATTGTCAACAACTTGCTCTTATAGTATAATGGCATTACACGTCCTTGGTAAGGATGAAACACAAGTTCAATTCTTGTTAAGAGCACCATTTATGCAACTTTAGCTGATGTGGTCATAGCGGCGGTCTGAAGAACCGTTGAAAGAGGTTCGATTCCTCTAGGTTGCACCATATAAAAACACATTAGATCAGCGACCGTCCTTGTAGGGGGCGTCACGTTATAGTGAGTGTGTTTCTATATGGGTTACAAACTTTGATGATGAAGTCCCGGCTCTTAACCGGCGAGAACGCAGTTTGAATCTGCGGTGACCTACCATACAATGCCCCGATGACGGAATGGTATACGTGCTTGATTCAAAATCAAGATTCTGTGGGTTCGAGTCCCACTTGGGGTACCAAATTTCAACATCCGACCTAACGCTGGAAACAGAGGAAGTTCGGGACTTGTGGCAAGTGCGTGTAGGAGATTATGCTTAGTGGTGTGTTTGGTCTAAATGTTAGGGCGCCATGACAGGGGGCTAAAAACCTCAAGATATGGGTTCAAATCCCATAGCACACCCCTAAGCGTAATCGTTAAACTACCGTGATATAACAAGCAACACAAACAGGACTAGGGAACACTTGCCTTATTGGTCTGGGTTGTGGCAAAGATTAATGTTAGGATAGAACAAAATCCCGGCTATGGGATGTTGATTTGGAAGATGCAGTAAGATGGTTCTTACACCTGTTTGGAAAGCAGGCCATTGGTGTATGCTGGTGGGGGTTCAATTCCTCCTTCTTCCACCATGTCTCCGTAGTTCAACGGATAGAATACATTCCTCCTAAGAATGAGATACAGGCTCGATTCCTGTCGGAGACACCATGTTGTATTTTAACAACAATAATAAAAAAGGCTTGACAAATTACACTTTTCTTGTTATACTGCGTTCATATTAGTTTTATTAGGATCGGTTCAGCAACATGCTTAAAAACTGGCGATGGTCAGAGATAACTTCACAGACTATCAAGGTGAGTTTGGATTTCTCACTTGAAACAAAAAGTACAAAACGATCCTGTTATTTTTGAAAGTTTTATTTATGTCAACATTTGTCGAAGCCGTTATGAATCAAGAAGCCCGTACCGCCAACGGTATGAAGGCACGAAAGTCCACTGCAAACGCAGTTGTAGACCTATTCTACAATGCCGGCGCATCTCGTGGCAAAGATATTAAGCCTGCATTTGCAGCTGCTTTGGCTGAGAATCGTGACCTAGCATTGCGTGTTGCCGCATGGCTTCGTGATGCTCGTGGTGGTGCTGGTGAACGTCAATTGTTCCGTGATATCCTAGTGTATCTGGAAAATACTGACACAGATGCTGCTAAGGCTCTATTGGCCAAGGTACCAGAACTTGGTCGTTGGGATGACTTGTTCATCTTCAAGACTAAAGAATTGAAGTCTGTGGCTTATACCATGCTTGGTGATGCATTGCGTGAAAAGAATGGTCTGGCTGCAAAGTGGACTCCACGCCAAGGTAAGATTGCGGCAGAAATCCGTGCATTCTTCGGAATGTCACCTAAGTTTTATCGTAAGTCCTTGGTTGAAATGACCAAGGTTGTTGAAACCCAAATGTGTGCAAAGGACTGGGATTCCATTAACTTCTCACACGTTCCTTCCGTAGCGGCTGCTCGTTACAAAAAGGCTTTCAACCGTAACACTCAAACATATGCGGCTTATGTTGCATCTTTGGTTAAGGGTGATAACCCTGAAGTTAAGGTTAACGCATCTGTGGCATATCCATATGATGTATTGAAAGGTCGTATCAGCGACTATGGTGTTACCTTCAACAAGACTGAACTGGACTTGATTGAAGCACAATGGAACGCATTGCCTAACTATGTTGGGGATGAAAACATTCTACCTTTGGTGGATGTTTCTGGTTCTATGACCTGCACCGCAGGTAAGACCGGTAAGTTGAGCTGTTTGGAAGTTGCAGTCTCTTTGGGATTGTATCTTGCAGATAAGAACAAGGGTGCGTTCAAGGACACATTCTTGACCTTCTCTGGTACGCCAGAATTGATGCACCTAAAGGGTGGTATCAATTCTAAGATTGAACAAATGGTTAAGTCCAACTGGGATATGAACACTGACCTGAATAAGGCCTTTGATAAAATCCTAGACGTTGCTGTAAAAGGTAATGTTGCACAAAAAGATATGCCAGGAATGGTGTTGATTTTGTCAGACATGCAATTCGATGCTTGCGTTCGTCACGACGATTCTGCATTGCAAATGATTGCACGTAAGTACGAAGCCGCAGGATACACCTTGCCAAAGGTTGTATTCTGGAACTTGAACGCTGCATATGGTAACACACCTGTGAAGTTTGACAAGTCTGGTACTGCACTGGTGTCTGGTTTCTCTCCAGCCGTGGTTAAGCCATTGCTTGCGGGTGACCTAGAAAACTTCACACCAGAATCCGTGATGTTGAAGACCATCATGGATGACCGTTACAAAGTGATGTAACGTAGTGAGCACCGAAAGGTGTCCATTTTGAAATATACTGCTGAAGTTGGTTCAGTCAGACAGGGATATCCAATTGCCTATGTCGTTAGTATATTTCAAAATGGATATGCGAGAGTGGTGTAATGGTAGCCACAGGAGACTTAAAATCTCCCGTCTTTATGGCGTACCGGTTCGAGTCCGGTCTCTCGCACCAAAATTGCCTATATAATATAGCGGTGTATGGAAGTGGTCATCCGCTTGGTCTCATAAGCCAAGAAACGCTGGTTCGAATCCAGCCATCGCAACCAATAAGCGGGATTAGTTTAATGGTAAAATTAGAGATTTCCAATCTCCAGTCATCAGTTCGATTCTGATATCCCGCTCCATCATAAAGGTTTTGTTATGCACGATTCTGCCAGAAAATATGGTCATCTATTCTTTGATACCTACGCTGAAAATTTCACACAAAATAAAAATTCTAAACCAATTGTACTAGAAGTTGGTGTTGGTGTTGATACAACATTAAAAGATAAAGCAACCTCTGTTGGTTTTGCTTATGAGGGTGTAGACCAAATTCACACTGATAATCCTGATGATGTTTATAGATTACCATTTGAAGATGGTACTGTCGATGTTGTTGTTTCTTCAAGTTGTTTTGAACACGATTGTTTTTTTTGGATTACATTCCTAGAAATAATGCGTGTACTAAAACCAAAAGGCTTATTCTATCTTAATGCACCTAGTAGAGGTGGTTATCATTGTTATCCAATCGATTGTTTTAGGTTCTTTCCTGATGCAGGCCTTGCACTGACAAAGTGGGCTAAAAAGAATCGTATGAATACTGCTTTACTTGAATCCTTTACAGACACTTCTGAATCATGGAATGATTATGTTGCAGTTTTCTTGCGTGATGAATCCTACAAAGAAGATTTCAACAAAAAAATGTTAGATAGTTGCCAGATTGTTTAATTTTTATTTTCTAAACTTCTTAGATAATGTTGTTCTTTAACAATTCTATCATGTCTGGCTTTTTTTAATTCATATTGTTTCTGTTCTTCCATTAAACTATATATTTGAATACTAAACAAAACAAATGCAATTATTGTAATACTAAATCCTATAATATAAAAAGCCGTCATTGCATAATTAGCCATCTTTTCTTTATGTGCTTGTTCAGCTTTTTGTAAAGCTTCTTCATTATCTCTTTTTTCTTTTAATAATCTGGTACGCTCTTTAATCATATCTTCCCAGATTTGTGGCTTTCCTAACTGCCAATAAATCATATCTTTTAGAGCTCTCTCATCTTCACGGAGTTTGTTACTATGCATAGCAAACTCAAGTGCTTGCCTACTAAGTTGAGCATCAGATTTGCCTATGTTGTTGATTTTGGCTTTTAGGCTAGCCGTATGTACAGCATCAGCTGCTTCAAAAAAATTACCCATATCACCAATGATGCCATTGATATCTTTACCAAGAGCAATTGCTTGTTTAATGTGACCGACAGCTGATTGTGCTGCGGCAAATGCAAGACCGATAGTTATAGGATCCATAATCTTTATACACCAAGTTTACACATTTCTTTATACATTCTGTTAGAACAATCTTTTTTAATCCACTTAACACACATCACTTTTCTTTCGAAAACATCTCCTGAAGATTGCCATCTTTCACATACCCACACACTATCGTTATCTTTTTTTTGCTCAGCTGAACCGACTAGTACAAAAAGTAGAAGAAGAATCGGCAGAATTTTAACAATCATGTTATTTGTTTGCCAATGGATTGTCAATAGCTTTCTGAATCTTTTGGTCAAGTTCCTTCTTTAATACTTCAATATCTTTAGAAACTTCTTTTTTCAATGCTTGAGTTTCAGCACCAATCTCTCTACGTGCTTGAGCCATTTCAACACGAACCGCCGCAGCTTCCGCTCTAGCTTTATCCAAATCTTCTCTAACACCTTTACGCATTTCACGCATTTCCGAATCAGATTGACGCTGTGCATCTTTAACATAACGTTCAACTTGTTCTGTTACCGTTTCATTCCTACGCAAATCACTCTTTAAGTCATTCTTAATATCACGAGTGTAACCATTTGCTTCATTAACTGAATCTTCTGTTTTCTTAATCTTTTGGTCAATGATTGCAATTCGTTTATCAAATTCAGTTAAGTCTGGTGCAACATATTCAGCAATCTTTTCTTTCATACTCATGTAGTCTTTATAGACTTCAAAGGCTCCGTATAAACCACCGAGTAATGATGAAACTAATGTAAAAGCAACCATTAGTTTTGCTGGAGTAAATTCATACCCACCAATACTGATTACCGTATCTTTGCTAGCATACTTCTTTACTGCTTTTTCTGCTTCATCAATCTTTGCATTTACATCTTTTATTTCTTCTGACATTTTATTTTCCTTTATATTGTTGGTCTACCATTTCTTGGTGTAATCTATCACTTGATAACTGACGCAAGACTTTAATGTTATCAACATTATTTTGTTTATTATAAATCTCTTTTGGTTCATAAAAAGACGCATCTTTCATAGTGAAAGAATAAGATTCGTATCCCTTTGGTTGTAAAGCCATCATCGCAATATCAACACCTCCAGCTAATTCATTTGATTGTACATTTTTATTAACCGTTTCGGCCTTTGTTTCAGTCATTGAATTATCAAGTTGTAATTTACTTTCCATCAATTCTGTTAATGGGTTGGTTCTTGACGTAGTGGAGTTAACAGAAACAATTGGCACCTCGATTTGAGTATTTTGGTTTTGTGAAGCATAATTTTGTTGTTGTGTTTGTGGAGATGAAACAGAGTTAAAGGTTGAATTCGTTTGTGTAGTTTGTTGTACCGTCGGTAAATTTAATGATAATGTAGATTGTTGTGATTGTGTATTATTTGTTGTTTGCATCGATGCTTGTGAACTAGCCGCAGACATTGAATTCAACGAACTGACAACAGCTGCAGCTTGCTCTTGTGACTTAGACATACTCAATGAAACTTGTTGAGCCGCATTTTGAACAGCAGCCCTTTGTGTTGCTTTGTCGTTTTCTTGTATCTTACTAATTGTACTCATTATCAATGACATTGGTGCACCAGATTTCGATTCTTCTTTCGTCGTATCTCTTGTTATTGATGAGGAAATATTTTCCGCAGGAGTCGCAATTGGATCAGCCAACGAAGAAGATGCAATAGAATCTCTCACTGTTTGTGGAATATTGTTTGGAGCACCAATCGTACCTGTGGTAGTCATCTCCACGCCTCCAACATTAACTATTACCGATGATGTTGGTGTTTCTGGTATCGGTGTTAAAACAGTTTGTGTCCGTGGTGTAGCCGATGTAATTTGAGTAGGAGCAACAATAGGTGGTGTTGGCGGAGCACCTGCACCCATAAATGACACACTCAAACCATTAACTACCACATTGTTACCGTGATAATATTGATAATACTGTCCTTTACTTAAATCACCAGTAAAACCAATCGTGGTGGTTGCATTAACAATTGCACCTGCCCAGCGCATATCTAACACACCAGATGAATTCAACGAAACTTCAAAACTACTTTTGTTGTTTTGATTACTATACTGACTGGTTCCATACCAACCATAAGTTATAGAGTCTGGTGTACTCAAGTAATACGTGTTTTGTCCTGTGCGACCATACAAATCTGTCCACATAGGCATAATTGAATAATTGAATGCACTATTTGTTGTTGTTGTTAAATTGGCACCCGAACAACAAAAATTACTTGTTACATTTGGATTTTGAAAACTAACAACACCATTACTGTGCATCCAGCTTGTATTAAACGTCTGACCAAAAAGTGAATATTGAAATTGCAAAGGAACAGAAGTATTTCCGTCATCACCCAAATGTACTTGGGTGGCAGCTGCATTTGTGTTTATATTCTGGAGTGCTGGAACATCATTGCCAGTCGTAACTGTAACACTTAAACCATTACCAATCGGTACAGTAACTACTTCAGCATTAGAATAGTTTAAAGACAAAAGCGCCAAGCAAAGCACCAAGGCCAATTTTTTCATAAGTGTCATCTGATTTAACCTTTTCCATTACTGGTAGCTTTTCAGGATTTTCTTCCCACATTTGTTTGGCTTGTTCGCCAATCTTACCTTCATATGGGCAAGGCGTACCTGCTGCCATCATAGCATCAAATACTCTACGGTCTTGACACATGGTTGCAACCGCAGCCACCTTCATTCCCATATCATAAAGTGTCTTTGACAACTTTAATCGTTCACAATTCATATCTCTAACAGTACCACCAGAAGATACACCAAAGATTTGTGTCTGTACAGAACCTGATGTACCAGTAGAACATAAGTCAGCATTACCACCACTCATCATTGTTGGAGCAACTGCTGTTGGTGGCGGCTGTATTACTTTTTGAGTAATAACCGACTCATTGATATTGCGGTTTGTCATATCACCAGTCTGTACGTTTTGATTAACGTTTGTTGAAGTGTTGACGTTTGTATTCTTGTTATCGGTGGCAGCCGTGGATGTATTAATGTTGCGGTTGGTCATGTCACCAGTGTTAACATTATTGTTAACGTTTGTACTAACATTCGTGTTATTATTGGTGTTTGTCATGGAACCAGAATTGACATTATTATATGTCATAGAACCACTATTGATGTTTGTGTTGACGTTGTTGTTATTGTTGGTTAACGTACCAGAGTTCACGTTATTGTTCGTGTAGGTCATAGAACCAGAGTTCACGTTATTGTTCGTGTTGACACTGGTGGATGTACTGGTATTATTGTTGTTGTTGGTGTTTGTAGAAACACTCGAAACATCGGTATTATTGATGTTGGTAATTGTTCCAGAATTTACATTATTGGTGTTAACGGTACTTGTACTGGTGGAAGTGCTGTTTGTATCTACCAGAGTTTTCGAATCATACGTTGTCTGTGCAACGGAAATAGATGTAGCCATAACAAAAAGTACCATAACAGGTAACTTTTTTAGCATTTTTTTCCCTTTTAGGTGTTGACATTACATTGGAATAGTGTATAATATAAAAATCACTTGTTCCGTAAGGACATAAGTATTTATAACCAATCAAAAAGGAAATATTATGGTAATTATTGTTTTAAAGTTAGTCACTGGTGAAGAAGTTCTTGGAGAGGTGCAGTCTGAAAGTGAAACTGAATGGGTTTTGGAAAATCCAGTAGGTATTGCAGTTGTGCGTGGTAAAGATGGGCAACCTAATGTAGGATTCGCACCTTTCCCAATACATGCACCGCAAAAACCAGGAAGTGTTATTGCTTTGGCAAAGAAACATGTGATATACTCTTACGTTCCTGCCGAGGATTTCATTACTAACTATAATCAAATTTTTGGTTCTGGCATTGTTCTTCCTCCAACAAAACAACTTATCATTTAATGCAATTTTATACTAATGTACAATGTTTCGGTAATAGTATTCTTTACCGAGGTGTAATGGATGGCAAAAGAGTCAAACAAAGAATTGACTACTCGCCATCACTTTATATTCGCAGTAAAACCGGTCAGTATAAAACACTTGACGGTAAAACCCTAGATCGTAAACGTTTTGACGACATTAATGGTGCCCGTGAATACATCAGAGGTTTTAAAGATGTATCCGGTGCACCTAAAATCTATGGAAACAATCGTTATGAATA